GGATTTAGAAATAAAACCATTTTACCCATTTGGTTATTGTCCATTATTTTAGGCATTTTGTGTTACTTATTTGTCTTGTATTATTTAGCACATCCTAAACTGAGTTTTTAATGTAAAAATATTTTGACGTCTTGCAATAAACACGTTAAAATATATTAGTCTTAAGTATTTAAAGTATAAACCATATCCTTTGCCTTTTCATTGGCAGCAGTTTTCACCTCTTGTTGTTTCAAATAGTCTTGTTGATTTTGTTGAATATCTTGTAAATTTTGAACACAACCGCGCGATGTTATTTTGTATTGTACAATAGATGTTAGTAAAATTGCGGTGTACAAGAACCACATACCTTCGCCAATATTATCTCTTAATACAACAACATCTAATAGTTTTTGTTTTAGACCAAGCGCACTTGGATTTTCAGTAGAAACACCATTGCTCATAGTAGGTTGATACTGGTCTTTCATCAAAGGAGTTAAAATGGATGTCCATATTTTATTGAAATTTTCCGGAACAATCTGATTGATTAAAATACTCATATTACCACATAATTTGATAATTGCGTCGGCTGCTGTTTGGTATGATTGTTTTTGTTCTGGACTTAATGACGGGTCATCCTTAATTGACCTATTTACGTCGGTATTCACCAACAATTCAGTGAGTACTCCGTTTGCACTTGATGCAACAATAAAATAACCGACTACATTTGAAAAAGCTGACTTTATACCGGGGAATATAAGTAGCACTGCTATTAGTATTCCGAATATAAATATCCAAGGAATAAATGTAGCAATAAATGCATAACCAATATTGGAAGTAGAACTACCACCACACGTATTTATTATGTAGTAAGCATTAATTGCAAACTGAGTCACTACTACAAGTAATAAATATATACCTAGTCCCATATATTTGCTACTTGAATATTTACCCATTAACACCGCATCATTTAACGTTTCAACTTTCATTTTAGGTTTTAAAACCAGATAAAATAATATAGTGGTTATTAAAAATATAAATACCGAAATATATGAAGTGTCCATATAGATATTGTGTATAATTTATTTTGATATAATAAAAGTAATTATAAAATATGAATATTGACAATAATTTTACTAAACCAACTTTAATTGAACCTGGTGTGAAATATTTTTTAAATCAGACATTAAAACAATGTAGGGAATTTAAAAATAAATACAACAACGTTATTTTTAATATATCGTTAGGTATTGGATTTTTTCTACTTTTAGGAACAATATTGTTATTCAAGTATAAAGGAAAACTAACACCTTCGGAAAAAAATATGAAAAACATTGAAAAGCAACAATACATTTTATCAAAAATTAAAAACTACCAAGACGCTAAACTACGTTCGCAACAGTCGCTTATTACTGGATTGCCCCAGTGGGACGATGAGTATGATTTTACACATAAAAAGATTGGAAAATTCTAAAATTCTAAAAGAAGAAAAAAATGGAAATAAATATATTGCTAATTTATAATATAGAATGGATGAAAATAAAACAACGGATGAAAATAAAACAGACGATAAAAAAACGAAATATTTAGAGGGTCTAGATAAGTACTATGAAATGAAAGACCAGTATGAAACGAGTATAAATAATGAAAAAAAGAAAATTATGGGAACTCCAAATTTAAGTTGGAAGGAAAAAAGATTAAAATATGGTGAATTAAGACCCAAATGCATTAACTGTGGCCGTCCAGTTGGATCAATTTTCACTTGCAAAGAAAATAAAGATTTTGAACGCATACTATCGGCAGTTTGTGGAGATAAAGAAAATCCGTGTCCTTTCAATATTAAAATAAACTTGGCAGAAACAAACGATTTACGTGAGTTGATGAAAGAAGATGAAGAAGAACTGATGGAATATAAAAAAAATATAATTCTTGATAAAAATGATTTTTTATTTGGATATATATCAAGTGAAGAAGCAGTTAAAAAATTTGAAGAAATCAGAGAAAAAGTAATAACCGCAACAGAAAATACCCAGTATTTTTTAACAATATTTAATGTGACTACTGATTCAAGCACAAAAAAAGAAATGTTGATTAAAACTCAGACCGAAGTATATACCAATATTGAAAACATTAAAAAAATGATGTTGGAATACGAAAAAACCCAAAACAGACAATTTGTCATTGATGCAGTTGAAGTATATGTAAATGATATGACTCCTCGTTTGAAAAACTTGATGAATTTAAAATACGCAACTTCTTATGTTGATTATGAAGACGATGGAACATACAAGTTGGTTCAACTACCATATAGTATTGAACAGTTAGAGTTTGTCCTAGGCGACCAAACTGTAGAAAAAATGCAGTTAGGACTTAAGGAACCAAAAGAGAAAAAGGAAAAACAAAAACTGACAGTAGTTCAAGAATACGAAGATGAAGAAGAAAGAAAAATAGGTGACTAAAATAGTTTATTAAGTCTAAACTATATTTTTCCCAAGTGACTATACAATGTTGTTAACAAAATATTTTTTATACTCATATATTATGATGGATAGGTTTAGTCAACTGTTCTGGTTTTTTTCTTTACTTTTTGTTGTTTTATCAGTGTATTTACTATGTTGCACCAAAAAGAGTAATGTATTTTATTTACAGATCGCATCTGGATGTGGTATATTTGCTACAAGTAAGATTGGACGTAATTTTTTAGGGTTGGTATAATCAGTGTTTGAAATATAAAAAGAAGAAAAAATTTTATTAGTTTATATATATATATTACAAAATGTGGTCTACGTTTATTTTATACAATTTTTGTTATATTTTATTTTTGTTTTTTATAGCATCAGATGATGATATTAAGGGTCTTCCAAGTCATCCAATAGAGAGACTAGTTGCTCTGTTTTACTATACAATAACAATAATGACGACAACTGGTTACGGTGATATCACAGCAGTTTCACCACGAGCTCAATTAATAGTATCCGGTTATATGTTGACTAACTTTTACATTCTCGTCACACAAGTAAGTATTTTTAGAGCAAAACATAAAGCAAATTAACAAATTTGATATAATATAATATTTAAATTCAACTGATTTTTCAAGTGAATTTAAAATAATATACACCTATAGTATGAGTAGAAGGATATCAATTAAAAAATATATAAAAAAAACTAGAAAAACTAGAAAAAACAAAAAAGTATATTTAAACAAAAAACAATCCGGTTCTGGAAAAATATTTTCCAAAATTATTGAACCACAAGTCGCACCAGCTTCACAAGTAGCACCAGTTTTACAAGTAGAACCAATAGCACCAGTCACGTCCCCACAATCACTAGGACCATCGGCGCTAACTACTGAAGGTACTAATATTTATTCAAATTTAAACTGTAAAGAAGTAATAATACACTTAGGTCGTTTGGATAAAAATGCAGTCAATCTTGTAAATTGGCAAGAATTGAATAATAGCCCATCAGTAAATGTAAATATAACAGATGATGTTCATTTACTGGATGCTGTTGGAGGTACACTATGTTCAAAGGTGACTAATGAATTTCAGAGAAACTACTGTAAAGAGTTCTATAATAAGTGTAAACTACTATATTTGTATAGAAGATTTATTGGTGAATATAATAACGAACTAGTTGATGTAGATGTGTTAAGAACTATTATGAAAAACACAATACCACACAACGATGTTGTGGGTATTCAAAATTTTTTGATTCAACTTGGCGCGAACTTTACTGAAATTCCACCTATTTCTTTTGCAAATCGTAATTTAACAAGTGTAACAATACCTAATTCAGTTCAAAGAATTGGTGCTTTCGCTTTTGAAAATAACCGGTTAAGAAATGTAACAATACCTAATTCAGTTCAAATAATTGGTCATTTCGCTTTTGGAAATAACCAGTTAGGAGATGTAACAATACCTAATTCAGTCCAAACAATTGGTCCTTTCGCTTTTGTTGATAATCAGTTAATAAATGTAACAATACCAAATTCTGTTCAAATAATTGGTACTTTAGCTTTTACTCGCAACAAATTAAAAACTGTTACAATACCTTCAAGGTATAGGGGTACCGACACCATTAGAGCGTTTTCTGAACAAAGTAATATAATAAGTACATATGGGACGGGTATTAGATTCACATACACATAAAATAAATTTGATATAATAAAATATTTTACTATATAAAAGATATGTGGTCATTATCAAAATTTATTTCATTACCGATTTTTATTGTTAGTTTAGCATTTGGACTCTTTTTTGTTTATATAATGGGTCCAGAAACAAAAGTAGTTCATATGTATCCGACACCAGAAAATGTAGGAAAGGTTCAATACAAGGATAATGCCGACAATTGTTTTTTTTATGAAGCAAAAGAAGTCACTTGTCCATCAGACAAGGGATCTATCAAAACGGTTCCGATACAAAAATAACAATTTTACAAATTTTACAAATTATTAGTTTTAGATAAATTTTAATAGTGTAATATTATATACAATAATGTTACGATTAGCAAAATTTTTACACGGTGAAACCGGAAGAATATTAATGTCAATTATTTTAGGATTGGGTTTAGCATCTTTATTTAGAAAAGTTTGTAAAGGTCGTAATTGTATTATTCAAAAAGCGCCTCCATTAGATGAAATTGATGGACAAGTATATAAGTTCCAAGACAAATGTTACAAGTACAACACAAAATCTGTAAAATGTGATAAAAATAAGAAATTTGTTAAAATGGATGATGATGATAAAAAATAATTTATATGTTTGCGTAAATAGTATTATTATAATAATCAAAATATATTATAACTATATGTCTTCAGATACAACGAGTATAATGGACCTTCCAACAGACCCAACTGGGGGAGGAAGTATCGGTGGGAATGTATCTCTCTCAATCAATGAAACAAATCAAGTGATTCCAAATGCAAATGTAGGAGGCCAAGGTCAAGGTGTTTCTTTAGACCAATCAACCATTAATCAAATCGTAAATGGATTGCAACAAGCAAGTTCAGCTGGCCTCACACAATTACAATCAAGAGATATTCCAAGAAACACCGAAAATATAATACAAGACCCACAAATACAACCAAATTATATTCCTCCCAACAGAGAAACCGAAGATTATATTGGTGACTATGAAGATAACGATGAAATTATATCAAAATACAACAGACGGGTTGAACAAGACAGTAGTTTAGACCAGTTATACGATGAAATACAAGTTCCGTTATTAATCTGTATATTGTACTTTTTATTTCAACTACCAATTTTCAGACGCTTACTATTCAAATACTTTCCGATATTGTTTTTTAGAGACGGAAACATCAACATATATGGATATTTATTCACCAGCGTTTTATTTGGAACATTGTACTATTTTATATCAAAAGTAACGACTCATTTTAGTACGTTTTGAGCCGGACAAGTTTTCTCTCTTTGTATTGATTTTCAAAAGTAAAAATGGGCCCACAATATAAGATGCGTATCATTTATAGTATATTTATTTAAACTATAAATAATACAAACCCAAATAAATCCAATGTTAGAAACGTATATTTCCAAATTAATTGATAATATTCCACTTTCAAAAAAGAATCAACGAGAGAAAATAGACATTATTCTTGACGGGGGATTATTCAACGGAAGTTATTTAATAGGTGCTCTTTATTTTTTGAGAGAAATGGAAAAAGTCGGTTACGTAGAAGTAGATAAATTATCCGGCTGCAGTATTGGTTCTCTCGCTTGTGTCCTATATACCGCGGACTTGTTGGATTTAACAACCGAAATATACAATATGGCGATTGACCAGTTTAAGAAGACAACCCATTTAGAAGTAGTGGATGACATTCTCTCCAAAATACGCAAAAAGTTGCCGCCGGATATTTGTGAGAGAATGAATGGTCGGGTTTTTATTACCTACTACGATTTAAAAAAAGGGAAGAAAATAGTCAAGTCCAAATACAAAAACAAGAAAGAAATTATGGATGTAGTGAAACGTTCTTGTTTTGTTCCTTACTTGATTGATGGTAACTATATGCACAAAGAGAGATATATAGACGGTATTTTTCCTTATATTTTGCCCAAAGAAGAAGGGAAACGAATTCTTTATTTAGACCTCTTGGGCTACGACAAAATAACTCATATTATATCCGTTAAGAATGAAAAAACGAATTTTCATCGTGTTCTCTCTGGACTGTTGGATATTCATTTGTTTTATATCAAACAACAACCAACATTTATGTGTAGTTATGTGAATGAATGGTCCTTCATAAGACAAGTGTATCATTTTATAATCAAAAAAATACTAGAACTCTTGTTATTTCACATTATGTATCTTTGTTATTTGGTTTATAATTTTGCGTTAACGAGAGAAATATTGGAAAATTTGAAAAGAAATTCGTTTGTTCAAATTATCCGAGGTTTTCTTAGAAAAATGAATGAACAGTTTTTGAGATATTTTTGTATGTAATATATATATAATATGTATGACTATTATTTTTATTTCAATAAAGAAGAAAATGCAAAATATATTGATTTATTTCACACGATAGGTTGTAGCGAAGGAAATAAAGTTGAACTGTTGCGACAAGTAAGGAATAATAATAAATTTTGTAGAAACGGCAAGGGAATGGACTACGATTTTTTTATCCAGTCTCTGGAAAATAAAGATATCGTTATATACATAACTCAAACAGATAATGAAAATATATTAGGGGCTTGTTCTTTATCTGTTATTACTTATTCAGACATTCCTTACATAACTATTTACAGTATATGCGTTCCTCAAAACGAAGACTTGAGAGGTGTTGGAAGTTTATTACTAACAAAAGTAAAACGATTTGCAGAATTATCGGGTGTGAAAAAAATATCACTTTACGCGAATAAATCAGTAGAAGAATTTTATATAAAAAATGGTTTCATAAATTCTGGTGAGGTTAGTGGTATGACTTATACTTTGGAAGGAGGAAGAAAAAGAAAAACAACGAAGAGAAAAAAATCAAACAAGAAAAGGAAAACAAACAAGAGAAGAAAATCTTCTAGAGTGTAAAAGAATTATCCTTTCCTCCTCTTTGTTTTATTTTTTTTATTGTTCTTTCTATATTTTTTACTACTGCGACGTTTACCACCTTTTGGTGGAAATAATTTTGCCTTTTCATCATAGTCTTGCTCAAGCAGACTTTCTTGAAATGTGTCCTCTTGTGGTTGTATTTTTTCTTTTGCAATTATATCTCTTGTAAGTCCTTCCAAGGTTCCCGCTTTTATTTTGTATAAAATTTGTTCAATACTTTCTATTCTTTTATTATTTAAATTGAGGTATTCTTGTATTTTATCAACTAAATTTTTAAGAGGAACTATTCTATCATTGTTTTGTTCTTGTAAAAGATGTTTGGCACGTGAAAGATTTTGTATATAAGTATCATATTTGTCTCTTGTTTCTGTTGTGGTTTCACTTTCATCTATATCTAATTCGTTTTCAATGTAATCATCAATTTCAACATCTTCTATATCGTGTAATTCATTTAAGTCACTAATTTTTTTTGACCATAACGAACCCATTAATGGTCGTAATGGACTATTAGAGTAGTTGCCGCCGTAGTCTTCTCGAATATCTTCAATAATATTCGTTAAATTGTTGAATGTGAGATCCAAATTATTTATTAATCCAGCCATTTATATTATATATTATACATTATTATATATATAATAAATTATTTTTTCTAAAAGAAATATCCTTTTCTCTTTTTCGTTTTATTTTTTCCAGAGTGTTTTTTCTTTGTCTTTGTAACAGATAAGTTTTCTATTTTTTGCTTTATCTGTTTTTTATCTCCCGGACGATACGTCAAGAACCATTCATCGTATTCCAAAGTGCCGCGTTTTTCTCTCAACTCTTTAAACTTCGCCGCTTTTTCGGCACGCATTTCTTCAACAGTTTCTTGATGTCCGTAACAGTCAATACTGAATCTTTTGAGTAACCCTTTTTGCTCTAGTCTATTTTTTTGTTGAACTTCAAACAAGTATTTCGCCATACATAATATACGATTGTAATCGTAGTAGTCACGGTCGGCATATAAAAAAGCCAAATAGTAACTCAACATAGTATCAATCGTTGCAATTTTAATATCTTCTCCGTCTACTTGAATCACATTGTAACTATGGCACGCGATTGGTTTGTATATAAATGCAATCGTATCATTGCCTACCATAATTTCATAATTTTCTGGAATGACTTCGCCAAGTGGTTTATTTTTCACAAATTTCGCATTTTTTACCTTTACATCTTTCAGTCGTTCAATGACAATTTCTGCAGTCGTTTTAGGGTCGTCTGAGATAACATCAAAGTCGGGTATTTTTTTCACTTTATGATAAATATCTTTGGGCATATACTTGGCGTACATTGAGATGGCGTAGCCTCCAAAAAAGACGACGGATTGATTTACTAAAGTGTGTTTGACATTTTCATAAATTTCATTTCCATACTCTTCATTTTTAGAAAGTTTCCTTTGAAAGTCAATATGAGCACATTGTGCGGAATCCAATGGATAGTTTTTATTCAACAGAGTCAAACGTTTCAATACTTTTTCCCAACGAGAAGTGTCGCCAGCGGGACGACTTAATTCCAAATACATTCCCATTCTTAAATAGTTGGGTGGTGCATACAAAATACCCGCTACTTGGATACTGTCTTTTTTAAGAGTATAAAAAAGTTCCTTGGGAATACTTGTGATGTCGGCAATACCGATGAAATTCACAAAAACTTTATAGGTTCCAAAATGTTGTCCGGCTTTTGCTTCCACTTCCGTAAATCCGGCGTCAATATAAATATCTGCTAAATCTTTGGCATCTTTCAAAGCATTTGGACTAAAGAAGTCGTAGTCGGGGATTTCAATATCCTTGTTGTAAAACTGGTCCTTTTTTGGAAGAATATTATTAATTGCGGTTCCACCATAACAAATTAACGTTTTTTTCTTTATAAAATTTTCAACAATTGTTAACATTTTAGTTATTTCGGGCGAGTTTACTGCATTTTTGCCAACGATTTCTTCTGCCTTGTCAACTGCTGTACGTAAAATAACTAATTCACATTCTTGAAATGACATTTTTTTATCGCATAAATCTTTCATTAGAATAAATATATTATCTAAAATATAGTGAGATAATATCTTTTCTGTAATTTGTAAAATATCTGAAATTTAAACTTTGTAACTATAATAGTCACTTGTAACTTCCCGTGTCGCATAACTAACAGCTGGGTCTTGTGGTACTGCTTTAGGTATAGTGACTGGAATATAACGTAGTCTATCTGGTTTCAAAACAAAAGCATAACCGTTATCATTAAAGAACTTTTCATCTTCTTGTAAGTTAACATCATAATTTTGGTAACGCATAGCGGTCATTTGACTTCCGGTTTCTCTAGACACAACTCCACTTGGGTTGGGTGGTGATGTTCCTTTATCCGGCATACAAATAGTCATATTTTTTTTGTTGAAATTTTGCAGTTCAGACAAGTCTGGAGTATTTTTTACATTATAAAAATTTAGTCCGCGCATAAATATAGAGTTACTAGTAACATTCACGTATTCATAAAAGTCTTCGTTGTCTAAATATTTGTTGTTTGATTTATCAACAACTAAAATTATTTTTTTAGATAGGTCAATTATTTTAACGTCTCCAATATTTTTGCCTCTATACTCATAACTATATTCCGGACCTAAGAAAAATCTCCTATACTCCTTAAATATTTTTGCCAAATTTTTGTACATTTCAAGGTTAGTACTTTTGATTCTTAGATGAAATAAAATAGGGTCATTTGGGTTTGGAGCAGTGCCTCCAGAAAACGCATAGTTTACCACAATATTCATTACATCTGAAAATGGAACACTGTTATAAGTTTCTTTGATATAATAACTACTATTTGTTGATGTAGCTACCACTGGTTTATTATTAATTGAATAAACTTCAAAATCTAGACCTCTAACACCTTGTTTCAATACATTTTTCAAGTTACAAGTATTTACAAAGTCGTGTTTATAAGAGCCTCCACTGCAACAGTTGTAAGCGGTTTTAATATAATAATCTTTTAAGGTGTAACCGCACTTTGGGTCTTTTGCGTTAATTGACTTAATCTTTCCATTTATTGTGCCGTATTTTTTTTCCATAATAGAACATTCTTTGGGCATTAAACCAGTAATATAATAATAATAAACAATTACTAAAACAATTGTTACTATTATCATAATAATAATGATTGTACTTATAAAATATTCCTTCATAAATTTCGGATTATTTATTATTCCACCTAATTTATTTTTTATATCTGAAACATTTACCATACTTATTTAATATATAATAATATTAAAAGTATTTTGTAATTCAAAATATTTAGATAATAGCGAAAATATTTAATTAAATAGAAATTCAATTAAATATAAATTATCAGTATAATATAACTAAATGAGTGGTGGATTAATACAACTTGTTTCGGCAAGTAATCAAGATATTGTTTTAACTGGCAATCCAAGTAAAACCTTTTTCAAATCAACATATCATAAATATACCAATTTCAGTTTGCAAAAATTCAGACTAGACTTTGAAGGTTCTAGAACATTGCGTTTATCCGAAGAGTCAACATTTACATTTAAGGTGAAACGTTATGGAGACTTATTGATGGATTGCTATTTAAGTGTTGAACTTCCTAATATATGGAGTCCAATATTTCCTCCGCAAACAGATGATACCTCCACGGCAAATAATACCGGTGCTTGGATTCCATACGAATTTCGCTGGATTGAAAATATTGGAGCGCAAATGATATCCAAAATAACCATTACTTGTGGTAATCAAACACTACAAGAATTTTCTGGTGCCTATTTGTTGGCAATGGTGCAACGAGATTTTTCTGCAGAAAAAAAAGCGTTATTTGACAAAATGACTGGAAATGTTCCGGAATTGAATGACCCAGCAAATTCTGGCACACGCGTGAATGCGTATCCAAACGCATATTATACAAGTGACCCGGCCGGCGCAGAACCTTCTATTCGCGGAAGAACTCTTTACATTCCGTTGAACGCTTGGTTTACACTTAAAAGTCAAATGGCGTTTCCTTTAGTAGCACTTCAATACAATGAGTTACAAATTCACGTTACGATGCGTCCTATTCAAGAGTTATTTCAAATACGTGATGTAATGGATAGTGATAATAATTATCCTTATATTGCTCCGAACTTTAATCAATATTATATGCAGTTTTATCGTTTTTTACAAACACCTCCAGATGTTGCTTTAGGAGTAAATTCTTATACGGATACCAGAACTTTATGGAATGCGGATGTGCATTTGAATTGCACATATTGTTTTTTATCTAATGCAGAGTCGCGGATATTTGCTCTAAATGAACAAAAATATTTGTTTAAGCAAGCAAGAGAAAATGTATTTTATAATGTGACTGGTCCAAACAAAGTTCAATTGGATTCTATGGGTATGATTTCAAGTTATACTTTTTATTTACAAAGGAGTGATGCGAATTTAAGAAACGAATGGAGTAATTATACCAACTGGCCGTATAATTATTTGCCATATGATTTGACTCCGGCAAGTACTAGTGGAACATACGAAATAACACGCACAAATCCAGATGGAACAACCACAACCGTATATATTGGACCCGGGGTGAATGCAAATGGTAAATTAACTGGGTGGATGCTTACTGGAAACTATAATTTGGAAAATGAAAAAAATATATTAATATCAATGGCTCTTATGTTGGATGGGTCTTATCGTGAAAATGCGCAGCCAGTAGGAGTATATAATTATATTGAAAAATATACCCGAACTGCGGGAAATGCTCCGGATGGATTATATGTATACAACTTTTGTATGAACTCGTCGCAGTCAGACTTACAACCGTCTGGTGCAATCAATATGAGTCGTTTTACAACGATTGAGTTTGAAATTAATACAATTGTTCCTTCTTTGGACCCATATGCTCAGTCGCTTACTATTTGTGACCCCGAGACGGGTAATATTATAGGTATAAACAAACCAACATGGAGAATATATGATTACAACTTTAATTTAGTTGTGTTTGAAGAAAGAATTAATATGGTTACTTTTGTTGGTGGAAATTGTGGTCTTATGTATGCGACTTAGATATATTAT